GCGGTGAATATTATGCAGCTGGTGTTGGCTCTGCAATCACGGGCCGTGGAGCGGATCTACTGATTATTGATGACCCACACTCAGAACAGGACGCGCTGAATGTTCAGGCACTGGAACGTGCATATGACTGGTATACATCAGGACCACGTCAGCGTTTACAACCTGGTGGATCGATCGTCGTCGTCATGACACGTTGGAACATGAAGGATCTGACCGGCATGTTATTAAAATCACAGAAAGAATTAAAATCGGACCAGTGGGAGGTGATCGAGTTTCCAGCGATCATGCCATCAGGCAAACCCGTCTGGCCACAATACTGGAAACTGGATGAGCTAGAATCTGTCAAGGCATCATTGAGTGCCGGCAAGTGGAACGCGCAGTGGATGCAGAACCCGACAGCAGAGGAGGGATCACTCATCAAACGTGAATGGTGGAACGTGTGGGACAAGGATTTCATACCACCATTGGAGCATGTCATACAATCCTATGATACAGCTTTTTTGAAAAAAGAATCTGCCGATTATTCTGCCATTACCACATGGGGTGTGTTCTATCCCGATCAGGATAGTCCAGCCAATCTGATATTACTAGATGCCTTCAAAGAGAGACTGGAGTTTCCAGAACTGAAGAAAGAGGCGTGGGAGCAGTATAGATATTGGAATCCCGAGACCGTGATCATCGAGGGTAAGGCCTCTGGATTACCATTAACTTATGAGTTGAGAAAGATGGGTATTCCTGTTATAAACTATACACCGAGCAAGGGACAGGATAAACATGCTCGGGTAAACGCTGTGGCACCGCTCTTCGAGTCGGGTGTTGTCTGGGCGCCGGATGAGAAATTCGCGGAAGAGGTTATAGAGGAATGTGCATCATTTCCGTATGGAGATCACGACGACTTGGTGGACAGTACAACACAGGCGATAATGCGTTTTAGACAAGGAGGGTTCGTGGCGCATCCAGAAGATTTAAAAGAGGATTCACTTCCTCGAGTTGAAAGGACGTATTATTAATTATGGCAGTATTAGCAGCACCTTTAGTCATCCCATTTTCACAAGCCGTTCCTGCTTTAGCAGGACTGACTGGCATATTAGGTATGACTGCATTATCAGAAAAAGTAAACGAATACATTCAGGAGAATCCAGAGGAGTCGATGAAAATTTTTCAAATGATTATGCCTGCACAAGGTATTGCAAATGCACTTAAAAATAAATCTGGTGAAGATGTAGAGGAAGTTCAAGAAAGTGAAATTTTTATGAACAAAGAAAAAATATCTCTTGAAGATTTAGATGAGATGACTGATGAAGAAGCTGCAGATTTACCTGATGAGGATAAAGCAGAATTAATGAAACAAGCTGGTAAAAGAAGAGATAGAGAATTAAGTATTGCAACTTCAGAAAAACTAGGTTTGTCTGGTCCAGGTAAAGAAAAAAAAGATATGGAATACGATATTGATAAAAGATATGATGAGGGCGGAGTTGAAGACGCACCTAAATCAAAGTTTGATTATACAAAATTCTTTAGAAAAAGAAGAGCGGACGGCGGAGCGATAGGAATAGAGGTTTTGTTCGAAGAAAAAATGAAAAACGGTGGAAGAATAGGTTTTGACAATGGAGGACAAACAGCTCCGGCAGGAACATTTACTCTTACCGACTATGTAAATTTTTTAAATGTAGCAGAAGATTTTAATAGACTTTATGACAAAGGTGAAGAGGTGGTAGGAGAAGTGGGAGAGTTTGTAGAACAAATGGGCGATAAAGAATATGATGACTATACTGGAAAAGAATTAATTAGAGAAAGAGAACTAGAAGGTAAATTAGAAAATTTAGAAGATGAGTTTGATAAAACAGAAGATGATTATTTTGATTACTCACAAAGAGAGCTGCCTGCAGATGAAGAAGCAATGGGAGCATACGCTCGTCAATTAATAAACGATTTAAATCAAAGAGATGTAACACTTGGTACTCTTGCAGAAATAGCAGGTTTAAAAAAAGGTGGCCGAGTAGGTTTTAATCTCGGTGGACTTCTCACAGGTCAGGCAAAAAGTATTTATGATAATATGACAGCTGCTGGATATTTTACAGAAGATGAGATTAGAAATGCAATTACAAATGCGGGTTATGAGATACCTGGTGCATCTACAACTGCACCTGCTCCTGATACAGGAATTATAAATCAACAATCAACTCCACAAAGAAATGATCGTGTTATAGGATTACAAGAAACGTTTACAAAAGATTTAAGTGGAGATCCGAGGTTTAATTATTTAGAACCAACAGCACAAGCTAACAAATATAGATTTGATAGATCAGTAGAACCTAGAGAAGGTCTTCTTGGTTTTTTTGATGGTGCGATGAATAAAATGAAGGAAAGTAAATTCTTCCAACCAAAGGTAAGAGGCACGCTCGGAACAAGAATAGCTAATCAACCAAAACTACCTTTACCAGGTGCAATAGCTGCTTATTCATTAAGTCCATTTAATCCCGACTCTAGAAATTATAATCCATTGTTAGAAGGACAACTAAACTTTTTAGAAGGTTTAGATAATATGATTGGTAGAGATCAACAGTCAGGTTTATTAAAATATGGATCAGGTTCTGTATTAGCTGGTAAAAATGTAATATCAGGTTTTGGTTCTAATAATTATGAAGTGGCTCTTAATAAATATCTTCAAAGAATGAATCGTTATGAAAATCCAACTAAAAAACAACAAGAAAAAATAGCACAAGCTCAGGCTGAAATTGCTGCGGAAAAAGAAAGACAAATAAGAGAAGCAAAAACTAAAGCCCAAGCTTTAGCAGCGATTCAATCACAAGGAAAAATGGATTATAATCCTAATATACACGGACCAGTTAATTATGGAAAAGATAGTCAAGGTAATCAATCTTTTGATTTTGGAGGAGGATTTGGTATTGGTTCTGATGGCGGTCCAGTAAGTAATAGAAGTGGTAGAGGAAGGCAAGGTTATGGAGAAGGTGGCCTCGCTTCAATGTTCGTGGAGAAAAGATAATGGATATAAAATATAATTCTGATATAGGAGCTTTTGTAAATACTGCAAACGATGAAATAGTTACACAGGCAGAATTATTAGAATGGGCTGCTGCAAATCCAGAGCCGATCAAAGAAGCAAAGAAACCAAACACAGAGATACTCGAAGAAGTAATTGCAACATTTAACAAAACAGGATAGGTTAACCAAATGGCCACGATAGACAAACCATTACCCAATACAAAAACGACCGTTGAAGTTCCAGGAGAGGTGGAGATCCAAGAGGCGATCAAAGAGAACGTAGAGGAGATTCAGGAGAAAGGCGGACCCGTCGATATAGAGATGACAGAGGAGGGTGGTGCTGAGATATCTTTTGATCCAAAGGTTGCATCCGAGGAAGGTGGCGCTGATCACTTTGAGAACCTTGCAGAATTTTTAGGAGAGGAGATCTTAGAACCACTCGGTTCCAAGATGGTGGATCATTACAACGAATACAAAGAATCTCGTGGTGATTGGGAAGAGACGTATAGAAACGGTTTAGAACTTTTAGGATTTAAATATGAGAGAAGAACAGAACCATTTAGAGGAGCTGCTGGTGTCAATCACCCGGTTCTTGCGGAAGCTGTCACGCAATTTCAAGCGCAGGCTTATAAAGAGTTACTCCCGGCTGATGGACCAGTACGAACGCAAATAATGGGAGATGCCAATGTTCAAAAAGAAGAACAGGCAAAGCGTGTCAAAGATTTTATGAATTATCAGATCATGGATCAGATGAAGGAATACGAACCTGAATTTGATCAGATGTTATTTTACCTCCCTCTCTCAGGCTCTACCTTTAAGAAAGTCTATTACGACGATCTGCTGGGTAGAGCCGTGTCTAAGTTTGTACCGGCGGAGGATCTTATCGTGCCTTATTCTGCAAACTCATTAGATGATGCGGATGCGATAGTGCATGTCATAAAGATATCAGAGAACGAATTAAAGAAACAACAGGTTGCAGGATTCTACAGAGATGTAGAATTAGGTTCACCACCTGTAACTGAAAATCAATTACAGGATAAGAAATTAGAATTAGAGGGTATCTCAAAAGACGGACAGGAGGATCAATATACATTGTATGAGGTGCACACTAACTTAGATCTAGAGGGTTATGAGGACATGGGTGAAGATGGAGAGGCGACAGGAATCAAACTTCCATATGTTGTGACTGTTGCACAATCTAATAACAAGATCTTATCTATCAGAAGAAATTACAGACAGAACGATCCGTTAAAGAAAAAAATAAATTATTTTGTACAATTCAAATTTTTACCTGGCACAGGATTTTATGGTTTTGGTCTGATCCACATGATTGGTGGATTGACTAGAACTGCAACCGCAGCTTTGAGACAACTGTTGGATGCAGGAACTTTAGCTAACTTACCAGCCGGTTTTAAATCTAGAGGTATAAGAGTCAGAGATGACGCTCAACCTTTACAACCTGGTGAGTTCAGAGACGTGGACGCTCCTGGTGGCAACATCAAGGATCAGTTTATGACTCTACCCTTTAAAGGTCCGGATGCAACACTTCTACAATTGATGGGGGTTGTTGTATCCGCTGGCCAACGATTCGCGAGCATCGCTGATGCACAGGTTGGTGACATGAACCAGGCCGCTGCAGTCGGCACGACGGTAGCATTACTGGAGCGTGGATCGCGGGTAATGTCAGCCATACACAAGAGATTATACGTAGGATTAAAACAAGAATTCAAATTATTAGCAGAGGTATTTAAAACATACCTGCCACCTGTCTATCCATACGATGTACCGGGTGCATCAAGACAGATCAAGGTTCAAGATTTTGATGATCGAGTAGATATATTACCTGTAGCAGATCCAAACATCTTTTCACAGACGCAAAGGATATCTTTGGCTCAATCACAATTACAACTGGCGCAATCGAATCCTCGTATACATAATCTGTATCAAGCATATAGATCTATGTATGATGCGCTGGGTGTGAAAAATGTCAACGCGATACTACCACCACCGGCACCACCGATGCCGATGGACCCAGCATTAGAGCATATCATGGCGATGTCGGGAAAACCATATCAGGCTTTTCCAGGACAGGACCACAAAGCTCACATCGATGCGCATTTAAACTTTATGAGACTAAATCAGACACAGAATAATCCTGCAGCGATGGCGAGTTTACAGAAAAATATCCTAGAACACATAAGTCTGATGGGACAGGAACAGGTTCAACTAGAATTTGTCGAAGAATTACGGGAAGCACAGATGATTCAACAGCAGATGCAGGCGATGGGCATGCAAAATCCTGCGATGGCGGCTGGAATGATGCAAAATCCACAAGCAATGCAGGCACAACAGCGTCTACAACAGATCACAAATCAGATAGAATCCAGAAAAGCGAAGCTGATTGCAGAAATGCAGGAAGATTTTGCCAAAGAAGAGGAAAAAATTATGGGTGAATTTGGTGGCGACCCATTATTAAGATTAAAAGGCAGAGAGATCGACCTTCGAGCACAGGAAAATCAGCGAAAAGAGGAAGAGGGACAGGAAAGATTGGATCTTGATAAGATGAGAGCGATGATGAACCAGGATATTCAAGAACAGAAACTCGAACAGGCAGAAAATCTTGCAGGTTTGCGTGCTGGAGTTTCATTAGCAAAACAACAGATGGCCGATGCGAGCAAGATTCACGATTTCGGTAGAAACTTTCCGAAAAAATAGGTATAAATAATAACTTAAGGAGTTAACTATGGTTAAAAATAGAAAAAATGGTCGAGACAACGTGAAAGTCGTACCAGAACTTGGTGCTAACGCGAAAGGCGAGCAGCAAGGTGGTATTCCGGTCGAGATGACTGATCCATTTACCTCACAAGAGGTAGATGTGAGAGGCACAAAGCGTATGAGACCAGATAAGAAACCTGTAAAAGCAACTTGGTATTAAATCATGTGGTTATCGGCAATTAAATTAGCCGTCTCTGCAGGAAGTAAGATTTATGCTAACAAGCAGAAGGCAAAAGTCGCAATGTCAGACGCACAACTGCTACATGCAGAACGTCAAGCTCGAGGTGAGGAGGCTTACCAGGGCAAGTTGTTAGAAGCTAGACAAAACGACTACAAGGACGAATTCGTTTTATTAATTCTCTCGGCGCCCATAATCGTGCTCGCCTGGGGAGTTTTTTCGGATGACGCAGAAGCGCTCGACAAAGTTAAAGTGTTCTTCGAGCATTTCGCGGCGCTCCCGACCTGGTTCAGTTCACTCTGGATCCTCGTCGTCGGAAGCATTTTTGGAATAAAGGGAACACAAATTTTTAGGAATGGAGGAAAAAAATAATGCCTAATAGAAGATATAACAAACAAGTTGCTAATCAGATGAAAACTGGTGGCAGAGTAAAAAAAATGGGTGGCGGGATGTCAACTGCAAGAAAAGATATGAGATCCGGTTACTACAAAGATGATATGGGAATGAAGGGTGGACCTATGATGAAAAAAGGTGGCCGTGTTGGTAAAAAGAAACAAGGTTACAAAGATAGAAAAGATGAGTCCATCGCTATGAGAATCAGAAAGAAAAGAACGAAGAAGCAATTAAAAGCATCTCGTGATGATTCTTATGGAAGATTCGGATCCAAAGCTAAAAAATCTGGTAAAATAAACAAGTAGTTTATGGCTAGACAGAAGTTTATACAGAAGGCAATTAAAAAGCCAGGAGCTTTACGTAAGTCTTTAGGAATAAAAAAAGGCGAAAAGATTCCAGCTTCTAAATTAAAAGCCGCTGCGAAGAAAAAAGGCAAGCTAGGACAACGTGCTAGGTTTGCTATGACTTTAAATAAACTAAGGAAAAAAGGATAATGAAAAAACTAAAACCATTACCGAAAGGTAAAAAATCAAAAGGACTTCGTAAACTTCCAAAAAAAGTTAGAAACAAAATGGGGTTTATGAAGAAAGGCGGTAAAGTTAAATAATGGCTGGTCCAGGTCTTTATGCAAACATTCACGCCAAACGTAAGCGTGGTGGTAAGATGCGAAAAAAAGGTGCTAAAGGTGCACCTAAAGCATCAGACTTTAAACGTGCAAAACAAACAGCGAGAAAAAGATAATGACTAAACTATGCCCTCGAGGAAAGGCTGCTGCGAAGAGAAAATTTAAGGTATACCCGTCAGCATACGCGAACGCATATGCGAGCAAAATCTGTGCGGGTAAAATCAAAGATCCTTCTGGAGTCAAGAGAAAAGATTTTAGAGGGAGCAAAGCCAAAGGTGGTTTGATGGGTGAACTCAATAGACCAGACAGAGGTTACAAGAATGGTGGTTTCATTGCTAGAGGGTGTGGTAAGGTTATGAATAACAGACGTAAAAAAACAAAGATGATGTAATGGCAAAGAATGGTCTTGATAAATGGTTCAAACAGAAATGGGTAGATATTGGGAGCAAGCGAAAGGATGGATCCTTCGC